AGATCTTCCAAATATCTCTTCGTCATCGCATATGTAAGAATTTCGGTGGATCCGAAATAATACATATCATTCAAGAACATCTGATACTTAACACTAAACATATTGTTAGTGGTAGTCTCAGATCCATCATATCTAAAGATTTTATTGATACCAATAACTGCTGGTGGTATCTCTAAGAAATTACTATTCTCTTCGTATGAGAATGTGGTTGCTGTCCCCGCGATAGTAGTAGTCGCAGTGGTCGTGACAATACCTACGGCATTATCATTAACACCTCTTGCTCTACCACGATTTATATCGTCCTCAGTAATCTTATACTTAAGGTATGTCTGAATAACGCCGTCAAAATGACGCTCATGAAAATACTGGAGAGCATCATCAATGATGTCCTCTACCTGTTCATCAGCGATGTTAATCTCTAAAACAGGAGCACCAAGTTGTCTCTTGCAGTAATTGATTAAGTCTGCCCTACTTGACGGTTGTGCCATTTAACCACTATTCTCCTATACAATATTTAGGGGGCAGAAGATATTCCAGCAATGACTAAAACATTGCCGTTCGCAATACTGTAGATTGTGCTACCAGAACTGACCAGGACGTTGTATACATAACGTCCCTCTTTCAAATTCCTAGTGTCCGTAGAACCCAGAGAAATTTTAAACTTACCATCATACGCACTGGTAAATCCAACAGTAAAACTTGTGGTTACTCCTAGAGTTGCCCCAACAGCAACACTCTTTGCCATCTGAGCAGATCCACTGTAACCAGTGAAATTGAAAGCAGCATTAGAAGTATCAACTACATTAAAATTAGTAGTAAAATCTGCGCCAGTATGAATTGTTAAATTAACACCTTTTGGTACGCCAGCATCTGGGTCAAAGGTGATATTCTTACTCGCCATCTGATAGTCCTACGATCTGCATTGTTTCTTGTTGTTTATAATAAAGTTTGCAAAAAGATTTTGCAATATTTCTAAGAGTGTCACGATCATCACAACTATCTATCTCAGATGCGAGTTGCGAATATGCAAACATCTTTGAAAGATTTTTCAGTTCAATAGTATCAGGATCCATTGATTAACTCCTTTAGTAACGACTTGATTTCATTCAACTCACCTTTCATATTAGCAAGATCATCCTCAATTGTCTGTACCTTTTGAGTCTCTTTAGACTTTGATTTCCTCCTAGCGAGATATTGATTATATTCAAATTCATTCACATTCACGATGGAATTAGATTCGGGATCTCTGGCGAGATCCCCATGTCCTTCAATTGTGTAGTTGATATCCATAATCAAGCAAGTGCGATAACTCTCAGGTTCCTTACTCTAGGTACATGAACCTGACTTGTAGATGTCAGAAGAAGTTTAATTCTATAAGTTCTAAACTCAGGTAAATCATCAACTGTGAATGTGTATTCTTTGAAGTCTAAGTTTTGTGACTCAAAAAGATACCTATTTGATTTGGTCATGAATACATCAGACTCACCATTATTGTTCTTAGCATCAATTACTTGACCTCTTTCATTCAAGTTTGAATATCCGGGGAAAGGAATAAAGATTGGTTCTTTTCCTGGATTCGCATTGACCGCGTAGAATGCTCTAACATCTGCGTTGGCAGTGGCATGTGCTTCAACAAGAATCTTAATTGAAGAAGCTGATTGCTCAAGAACAATTTCTTTAGAAATATACTGACACGCTGTTGGGTCATTCTCAATCACATTGACTCTAGCATCAGTAGCATAATTTGTAATAATGCTATTTGCTCTATTGGAGGTAAGAATTGCACTTACTCTCTGACCATCGATCACTGGAGATACTCTTGTATCCGTAGTGTTCATGAGAAGTCTCATATTCATTGACTTCTGTCCAGTCGTATTCAAAAGTTTAACATCTTCGTTAACTTTAGATGCGATCATTCTTGGCGAATCCAAATAGTTTGCCTGATTAAGGGCAATTGATTCAAATCCAGTATCCAGATAAGGAAGTTCATTTCCACTCAAACTCTTAGAAGTTGTACTTCTTAACTCTGCGGTGAGAGAAGTCCCTTCTACAGTTACAGTCTGTACGGATGGTGTAATGATCTCAAAAGGAATGTTTTGTGTTGCCTTGACATTATATCCACCAGTGCTCTTTGTGCCATTAAGATACAGAGTTGGATATCCAACGTCAGTGCTTCTACCAGTTCCGGTTACACTACTAGTATCAATCTTAATGTTGTAAGAGTCAAAGTCGATTGGATTTGAAACAGTTGTGTCATTAAGATTATGTGTTCTGTTAATTCTTTGAAGATTAACTCCACCCATCTCATACTTATAAACTGGAGTTCCAACTGGATATGTAATAGGATTGGACCCTCTTACAATGTTTCCACCAATGTTATTTCCACTAACATTATCATACTCAATAACTTCACTACCAATCAATAAGTATCCTTTATTAGTTGTTCCAACGCCAACATTTTCAAATGTGGAGAATACGGATGCACTATCAACAGAAATTGCTGTTGTTGCATCAGCACCATAAGCAACGCTCAACTTAGTTGGTCTTACGTCGGGGAGAGCACCAGAGATTGATACTCTATTATCATCAAAATACATACCATGGTTTTTATGATTAACCTTGATATGCAAACCATCATTCACAACACTAATAGCAGAGACTTGTACATCTCCTCCGAGAGAGTAGTTAAGATCTGTAGTAATTCCAGAAGAATTAACAAACTGAATCGTATTCGCAGATCCAACAACAAAATCACCCTGAACGTTATTGAGAATGAGTTCTTGAGTAACTCCAATTCCTGGGAGGGACAATCTCATATTTTGTCCAACAGAACTTAAACCAATCGTGCTGACCGTGAATACGTCACCAACTTGATATCCAGATCCACCAGTTCCGACAGTCGCAGCAATTGCTACACCATTTTGAATGTAAACATCTGCTTTAGCACCCCTACCATTACCAGTAACTGTAACCAGATCAACACCATTAAATTGGAAGTTTCCACTTGCTGGAGTGTATCCCAAACCTGCGTTGATGATGTTGAGTGTTCCTGTAGCAATACCAGCAGTACCTGTAAGGTCACCAGTAGCGTTGGTTCCAAGTTGAGAGAATGTATTACCAACAACATAAGTGCTATCACCAATGGTTGTTCCAAGTCCTACTCTAACTTCTCTAGACTTAACCTCTAAAGAGTTTGGTTGGAGAGTGGCAACCTGATTATTACCAGAAGTCAATTCTGGACTATAAAATTCAACAGAACCATTGTCAATGAAGTCTGCTCTATACAGATTAAACTTAAGGTCCTCCCACTGACTTGGTTCCCAAGTAGAAGCATTCTGTGACTTAAACAGAGATCCAAGATATGGTTGGTTAGAGATAAAGGTCTGAGTCAGAAGATCATTCTCTCCAACTCTGGATACGTACACTGTGTATTTGGTGGAGTTTGACGCAAGAGCAATCGCATACTCTTGATTTCCACCCTCCAAGTAAACTGGTGCTTTAAATACAAACGATGTTGCGACAGATCCATCAGATGAGATATTTACGTCATTGGGATCAAGAACAACCTCAGAGAAAGGTAAGACATGCTGTGAAGGAAGTCCATCCTTCATAGATCTGATTTGGAAGACAACAGGAATATCCATATCATCTTTTGTTCTGAAATAGACATCACATCTAGTCAAGAAGACTCCGGTTTCATCCTCTACGAGGAAGGATTGTGCCAGAGGATCATACCAACCAATCTCAACTCTCTCAGATCTTGTACTAAGCACTTCACTACTAACAACCTCAGTTCCTAGTGTACGGTTAACGTTTCTGCTTTGGAACTGTTGTCTATTTTCAACACGAGCATTTCTAACAGAAATAATATTTTCTTGAACCGTCTCAACAGTTCCAGAGGCAGTAAATGCTTCTTCAGAAATTGTAGTGCAGATGTCCTGATCATTATCCTCATCATTGATGAGAACAAAGGTCTTGGTTCCAGCTTCAAATCTTGGGTGATTAAGATTGTTTGGATTTGGAATAAAGAAACTACCTGCGATGTGAGCAGCAATATCAGATATCAATCTGACATTTGTGATGTTTGCTCTCGCACCACTACTAGAACCTCTAAGAGTCATGCCAGTTTCAACATATCCCTGATACTGTCCTTGAACTTCTGCTTGAAGAGAGAAAGTATCAACATTCAAGACTGTTGATGTTGAAGAATATGTTGATGGTAAATCTTGTCCAGCAACATATGGATTTTCTGGATAGATTTTGGTTGGGATGTTATAAGCACCCTCTTTATGATTTGCTGATGCAACTCTAAAGGTGATGCTTGCTGCAGTGTCTGTTGTATCTGGTCCAAGACCAGTTTGAACCACAGTTCCAGTTACAGTTTCACCAACTTCAAACGTTCCAGAAAGCATTTCAATTTCCAGAAGTTTTGGTACACAATACTTGGAAACATCAATTCCTTCAAAGAAGGCATAAAGTCTTGTAAGTGGTTTTACTCTCTTAGAAATAAACTCAATGTTTCTAGATCTCATGAATGGGACAAGATCTCTACTTACAACTCGATCTCCTGTAGATATTTGATCAAACTGTTCAGTAATCGCTACAGAAGTTCCAGTTCTACTTTCTACACCAGTCCCAACAGTTTCACGAACTGTTTCTCTAACTGTTGTGGTAGTTCTCGTACCAAAAGCAGGTCTTACTCCACCACCTGGTTGTCCAGCCCAACCAACCCATTCTCCACCTTGAGTTTCAGTTCTCTCCCTGGTTGTGTTAATAATATCAATACCTGTCCAGTTAGTTTCCCAAGAGTCCCAAAGAACTGGTCCAAAACCGGTCTGAGGATCAATATCACCTGCTTCTACAGCAGCGTTGAAAGTTTCCGCATAATTACCCTCTATATTAATAGTTTTTGCTTCTAATCTTGTTTGATCAACCCAAGTATCAGATGATGGAGTCAACTCCATGGTTCCCTGCCAGAAACTGACGAGGAAAGGAGTTACATTTTCAGTTCTAGTCGCAAAAGTTTGTGATAACCACTCAACCTCGGCATAGTCAAGAGTAACAATATCATTTGATTTCCTTACATTAATTCCTTCAATTGAAGTAAAGTTGAGGTCAGCAGTAGCGTCCACATTAACAACAGGACCAAAAACTAAATCAACAGAAGTCGTGTAATGCTTTGGTCTAAGTTCTTTATTCTTAAGGTCAATACTATTTTTAATCTCACTATATTGTTCTTGTGGTTGGAATCCAGTAAAGTTATCAACAAAGAATCCTGACTTAAATCTATTCAGACCATCATTATCAGGAACAAACAAGTTTGCGGTGTTAGTTTCTAACAATGAGAGGGTCGTGTAATATTCAAGATTTCTAACTCTATTTTCGATGCGACGAATGTCGCTCATAGTAAATCTCTTATGCTCCAGATAAGTAAGACTTGCCTGAGCGGTAGTGTATAAGTATGGTGGAAGAGTTATACTTGCAATCTCAATAGCATCATCAACAGGACCTGGTTTTACTGGTCTTTCCGCAGGTTCTCCATATTTGACTTGGAATTTTCCTTCTTTCGTCAGGAAAATTCTATCAATTCTACCAAGATAATAGGAGAACGTAGTAAGAATTGATTCATCAGAAGCTAAAACATTTGCTGCTGAGTTTCCACTGGCATCAAAAGATCTTCCCAAAAATTCTAAAGGAGATCTGGAGTCTACAGATACCGTGTAATCAGAAACTCTAGGTCTGATATCAATAATGTCACTAACAGCAATTCCATTTACAGTAGGGAGTTCTGAGGCATAGTCAAACGAATTATATGACTCAACTGTGGTAACATCTCCATCATCTGTAGATTGGAAACTTCCATTACTAAAATATACTTTTAATTGTTTTGCTGGTGCTAAAGAATCTGCCTTTCTCTTCAAGAAACCAGTGTTGTAAATGGTCTCTTCCTGCCCATCAACAAACTTGTAGTTTGCGGAGATATCAAAACTAGGAGAATCAAGAGCAGAAATTGTTCCTTGAATGTCAGTTTCTGCGGAAACAATGTTTTCCCCCTCTCTAAAATTAATATCATTCTTATAAAGGAAGGAAATCTGACTATCAGATAGTTTTTCCGCGACAATCGCTACGGCACCACTATTTTGACCTACAATTTGTTCACCAAGGGTAAATTCCGATGTTGTTGTTGATGAACTATTAAGGTTGGTAAGAGTTATCTTCGGTGAGGATGCCGTATCAGTATCAGCAGATTCAAAGATACCATGGATATTGATAATGTCTGGCACATTCAGGGAGATTCTTTCATCCTGAACTCTTGTTCCAAATGGGAATGCTCCATAGGTAAGTCCATCATTTAGTGTAGTAGATCCAGTTCCAGATGCAGTGAGTTTTGATTTGTCAACAACTACACTACTGACTCTATTTCTAACTTTAACTTTTGCTTTTGGTTTCTCTTTTTTAAGAGTTGCAATTAAAGTTGCACCTGTGTTATTAGATCCCAGATTTTTAATCTGAAGTCTTGTTCCACCTTCAGAGAATACAAGACGGTCGGAAGTGAGAGTTTCTGTTGTTCCATCAGATCTTACCAGAGCATATCTTTCTTCATCAAAAGGTAAGAAAGTTTCATTCTCTCCAGCAGAGACATTTGATGAAAGTTGATTACTAGCAATATTAACAGTAAATTCTTTTCTGATAGTGATATTAGCACTAGTTAGATCTACTGTTGCGATGTTACCCTTCGGCAAACGAGTATAAAGAGTATTATCGCTAGATGACTGTAATTTAGTCGTAAGAACAGTGAAGTCTTGAACATCAATTTGTGTTGCCACAGTTCCACCAATCGCAACCCCAGTTACTGTTGTAACACCAGTGATTGTGATATGAGATGATCCAACAGAAACAACTCTTGCGAAAACAGGATCACTATTAGTATTTCCAGGTCTATTGACATCAGAATAACGAACTAAATTATTCTGCTTGATATCTGCTGGGAATCGTGGATTAGTGCTTCTAACCGTGCTAATTCCAGCAGCGCCAGACGTAGCAGTGATTGTTGCTACACCAACTAAAGTTTTTGGTGCTTGTATAACGTCAGCATTAAACGTGTATCCTGCACCAACAACTCCATGAACAGACTTAACATCTGATATACCAAAATTAGTAATTGCTACACCAACATATCCACTATCAACCCCGTTGAATGCCAGTGGTTCAAACTCATTAAACTGACCCTCTACCTCATAAAGAGTAAGTGACTTAGATGCACTTACAGCACTTCTCAAGAAAGCAGTTGCTCCAGTTTGAAGACCTTTAACGAAGGTTGGGACGCTCAGAGTATGATTCTCATTCAGGGTCATTGTAGTAAATGACTGAATATCAAAGAGAGAAACATCCCACTCATTGATCGCAGCATTTGTAGAATTGTAAGATCCAGACTCTAAAGCATAATCATATACACGAGCAAGACCAATTTCTGCTCCAGCAGCGATTGTGGAAGCGGAACCAATTCTGGAATCTCTTAAACTTACAGTGAATGTATTACCGAGACCAATCTTTGGAACACCATAAGCGTTATTGACTCTGATGGTTGGTCCAGTGTTATAAATGATTGATTGATCTTCAATCGTTTTGGTGGTTCTTGGTTTTTGAAAATCCAGGAAAGTAGGTCCTACAGTTTCTACTTCATAACCTTTGACAAACGCTCTACCAGGTCCAACTCTGTAAAGACCAACACTATCGGTTACTGGTGACCCTGTAGGTGTAAATTGTCCTGCTTGGAATAATCCTCTATTTCCAACGTTATCGTTTAAAGCATTTTCAACACTAACATCAAAATCTTTAACAGTATAATTTCCAGATTCTGCGAACGTCCTCCTTGCGAGAATGTCTATAAAATCAAAGGAGTAATCAGTATTTCTTACTTGAGATCTTAACGTACCATCGTTAACAGTTGCAAGTTCAACAAAATTATCATCCTGAAAATCAATGTTTGGTTTTTTGGACAATCTAGCACTAATTTTTAATCTATCTGCTCCTGGAGCAGCATAGTTATTAAATCCTTGTGAATTATCATTCAGGGTCTCATCAAGATCTGCAGTAACGATTTCTTCCGTAACTAACAGTCCAACTCTATATGAGGGACTAGAATTATACTGGTCAAGAATAAGAGTTTCTGTTTGTACATTTACAAACTGACCTCTAATAAAATAAACACCATCTTGAATTTGGAAAGAAGAACCAGTGACCGCCGCACTTGCTGGCAAGGTATTAGCAAAAGGAGCTCCAATCTCAATGGTGGTATTACCAAGAAGTCCTGAAGTAATCGTGGTATCGCATGTCAAAGATTCTCCATCAGAGAATGTTTGAGTTGCATTGTTTGTGGTATTAGATGATAAGTAGTTAATGTAAAGAGTTAGATTTCCTCTTTCAGAGTCACTTGGAGAAAGAACAGAATCTACATATGCCGTCACACCAGAAGTTTGTCCGGTGATTTTAGTTCCTACAAGTTGATCTGCATATGCTTCAACAGGAACTCCATTAAAGTTATTAACTAACTGAACACCATAATAATATTGACTATATCCAGTATTTCCAGGAATTACCTTGGCACCCTCTTTAAAGAAGTGTTTGCCAAACTTTTCAATCTGATTTTGTAAGATAGATTGAAGTGTTGTTAATTCTCTCGCCTGGACAGGATATCCAGGCTTAAACAACACTTTATGAAAGTCATTATTCGCGTCAAAATCGTCAAAATATGGCGCTACGTTAAGGTTCGTTTGCTGTGGCATAATCCGTTAGAACTGCAAAATGACTTTGATATCTTCTTTTTGGTTCGATGACCTAGTAATCGAAGGTCTGTTATCTACGTAAATGATGTTTCCAGAATGTTGTCTAACTTCTGGTTCCGCAACACCACTAGTAAATGTTTGACCAAGGTAATATGTCCTATTATTTATTACGGTGCTGACACCCGTAAAGGAAGTATCAATCGCTAAATTTGATCCTGATGATGGAACAATTGTCAAACTTCCACCAGTATCTGGAGCAGAAGTAAATTCCGTCAAATCAAATCCATATGTTGGTTGTGTTTGAGCAGTTCCGACTGTGTTGAATCCAGATACTGATCTATCCTGCCAGTACTTTAAAACACCTGTGGTTTGGTCATAGTTAATTACTCGACCAACAGCAGTGGTTCCAGTAGAGACAGTTTGAGTAACATAAGAATCAGCAGTGAAAGTTGCTGAACTATATCCTGCCCCAACAAGTCTTAAAGCAGGAACAGCACTTGCCTTATCAGACGATAAAACCGTTCCTACACTCTCTTCTGGATTCTGAACAATTCCAATTCTGGCAATTTGGTTTCCAGTGATGAAATCTGGATTTTCATTATCATTTTCAATTCTAGAATACAAGAGAACATTATATGCGCCAAGTTCTCTATAAATATCGGCACCATGACCACCCTGAGGTGTCATAATTACATTAAATGTTGGTCTTGAAGTTCCAGTAGGAACACTACCTCCAACTAAATCAACATTACCATAAGTATATCCCGAACCTTGGTTTGAAACAGTTACTGAATCAACTTTTTGGTCATTATTAACAACAATCGTACAAGTAGCACCTGTTCCGTCTCCTTTAATTGGAACATTGCTATAAGTTCTGTTTGCAGTTCCCAATCCAACACCACGATCAGTAATCGTTACAATTTTGATAGATCCGTCAACAGCATTATCTCTAACTGGAGCATTATCTGTTCCAGTCGCCCAGTCAGAAGGAACAGGAATAAAATCAGTTGTTTCAAACTTTACAATTTCACTTGGTTTAATTCTAAAGAGATACTTCCAAATATAACCATCACCACTCGTTCCAGCAGATCTTGGTTCTAGATCTGTGAAGGTTGGTTCATCAAGTGAGGGACGACCATTTGGGTTATCTGGATCAGTTCCATTCTGAAGACAAATATAAACCTGATATTCAGAGTTGATTACAAAATAAGTGGCAGAATATAAATTAGTCGCACCAGATACCTTCGCAGTATTCGTTCTACTATAATCATGACGATAGTAATCATAGGTAGTACCAGATGACCAAGAGGTCTTGGGCACAACCTGTCTTACATCAGATGTATTGATTTTTTTGAGAGCGATCATTGTATCCCAATAATCATTCTCTTGATCAAAATTATCTTTCGGTGATGGAGGTGAACTATTCCAGTCCGATTGATAATCAGCAGGATTAGGTAATCCAATGAAAGAATAATATGTATTGTCGCTTACATCAGCAACAAAATTCTTCGCATTTAATATCCTAATCTGATCAGTTATAATAGCAGCCATTTGAAGGAGACTTTTTACTTATTTATTGGTGGTGTAGAAACACATCAAAGATATTTAGACTATGTAATTGGAGAATTTCAGAGGATTAGTTCTTCTAACCAGTGCGGAAGTAGAAATACCTCCAACACCATCTTCTCCATAGAAACTGAAAGCATTGCTTTCATTTCTACCCGTAAGTTGAATTTTACCCCAACTATAGTCGCCCATATAATTTGATGTAGTGTATGCGGAT